AAGGTGCGGGCTGGAAATCAGGGCGGCATTCATGGCCCCGGTCGAAGTCAGGCCACCAGGCAAACGCTGCGCCGCCCGCAGTGCCACGCTGTCAGTGAACGAGGCCGCAGCCAAGCCGCCCATCAGGACCGCCGACTTGCGCATGCCAGAGCTCAGCGTTGAATTGCTGTCAACGCCGTAGTTGCTGTTGGGCGAAATGATGATTTGCGCCGTAAACGCCGTGTTGCTGCCCAGGCCGCTATCGAGTTCGGCGCTGATCCGCATGACGGGTGAGCCCACCACGCCGACGCTGATCACGCCATCTTGCAAACGCGGACTGATTGACAGACCTTGCACCAGTGTTGCGCTGGAGGTCAAACCATCCTGAAGCAACCCTGTGATGAAGTACGACCCAGCCAACACGCCAGAGCTTGAGGTGCCATCCGACAGAATGCGCCCCGTGTTGATCGTGCCATCGAGCACTGTTACAGAAGAAAGTCCTCCCGCCACCAGCACCGTGCTGCCAATGATCTGGGAGGTGAGCCATGAATTACCGAAGGCGCCGCCATTCAGGCCAGAGCCATAGGTCAGCGCGCCGCCTACCGATGTCGTGCCGCCTACCGTGTCGGCCATTTGCAGCCGGACTTTGGTCAGCACCTGGCCGCCATAGACAGAACCCGAGATAACCCCGCCATTCAAGCCTGAGGCGATACCAAGGTTAGAGCTGGCCGCGCTTGATGAGTTGATCCCGCCTTGCAGGTTGGCCGTCTTGAACTGGGTTCCGCCGACCGCATCAGTGCCGTAGATGCCGCCATCAATCGACTTGCTAACCCGGCCACCCGCCTCTGGTGAAGTGAATAGCCCTCCGGTCAGAATAGCGCCAGCGACAAGCAGAGCTGCAAACGCGCCCGACGAAGCAATGCCGTCGCTTAAAGTGGCATTGTTGCCGCCTGCTGCTGCGCTGTTGAGGCCGTAGCCGTTGATCTGGCCGAAGTTCATGGCTTACGCGCCTGGCTTGTATTGAGGCTTCACGGCTATCGTGGCGGCAATCTCAGCCCCCAGCGAAGCCGTTACCATGTTCAGGTAAGCAGCTGCACGCTCTGCGTTGCCCGCATAGTCGGCGTCTTTGCTGTAGGCCCGGTACAACACCAGGTTCAGCACGTCATCGCTAAAAATATCGGGCAAGCTGATGTCTCCAGCCACATCAGCGTAAGTCGAACCGTCTGCAGGCTCTGCAATGTCGGTCGGGTAGGCGCAATACATCACCTCCAGCTGCGCCAGTGCGGTCGCTGGTGGGTAAACGTAGAAAGTCTTGGGGTCACGCACATCAAACATGTAGTGCTTGACGTTGACCTTGCCAGCCAGGCCGGGCCATCCCGGCACCTGGTCATCCAGAATTTGGCGCTGCACCTGCGTCACCGACTCCTTGTCCGAGGTGGCCGCCACATTGCGGGTGATCTCAATCAGTTTGGCCGGTGGTGGCGACAGCGCCGCATTGTCCAAGTCTTGACGCGAACCAGTCGCCAGCGTCATGGTGGCCGTGATGTTCAAAGCATCAGGGCGGGCTTTGATGATGGCGCGCTGGGCGTCATTGAGCCAGCGCACCAGTTCATGAGCTGGCCAGCGGATTGATGATGGGTCTTGCAGCAGGTCAGTTGCTCGACGGATGACGGATTTGGCGGTGATGGTCATGGTGGTTTAGCAGAAGTTCACACGCGAACGTGGGGTGTTTTTGGTAAGTCCGCGCCAGGCATCGACCGACTTTGTAGCAATGGACGACTCAAAGGCAGATTGCTCTAGCATGAAAATATCTGGGTTGTAAAACGTCGTTCCAGGAATGGAAAGAATCTTGGCCCGCGCGCCGTGCACGATGTCATCGACGTACTTCTCAAACAAGTCATCTGGGATTCCCGTCGAGGTCCGACTGGGAATCAGCGCCGCTTGAACCTGAATCAACAGGCCCGCAGCAGCAGTGCCGCCCAGGCGAAATGTCTTCAGGTCACGGCTGACCAGATGCAGCTCGCTCAAGGTTTGCCGCTCCCAGTCCTGTGCCACATCACGAGAGGAGGTAACCGGCACTTGGTTGCCTCCGATGGTGGCCTGCTCAATACGGATCACATCAGCGCCAGAAGGCGGCTCCATGTCATATTCAGCCGAATCGCTGGCAATCGAGGTCACAGGGTCCAGCCACTCCACCCAGGCGCGGGTGCGACGGAAAAACTCAATCGCAGCCTGACGCGCCTTGCTCTCTGCCACCGGGATAGGGCACCCGTGGGCAAAGGTCATCAACTCAGGCATGAAAGTGGACCACAACATAGCAGTGCTTTACTTGGCCGCTTTGGCTGGCTTACCGGGCTTTGGCGGCGTCACCGCTTCCACGGGCGCGGCATTCTCATCACTATCGTCATCGGGCAAGTCGTCAGCGCCGACTTCTTCCCGAATCAGGGACTCGGCCTGCACGAAGTCAGCCTCATCAACAGGTGAAAACTCGCTGCGCGACAGGATAAAAGCCAAATCGGCTTGATCCGTGACGTCAGCCACCAAACGGCCAGTGCCATCGTCAGAGAACACAATCGTGCTTCCCTTGGGGGTGGTAAGGCGCACCGACTTTTCGCGGCGAGCCTTGATGCTGGTTTCGATCTTCATTAAATTCTCCTAAGAAAAAGGGGCACTTAGGCCCCTTTTGTGTGTGCCAGCTTTATGCCGTCAGCCGCGATTAAGCCGAGCGGTAAATCAGCGTGACGCCCAGCGTTCCCGCGACGGCTACTGTTGGTGCTGTGGCCACCTTGATGCCAATCTTTCGATCTACATCAGAGCGGGTCACCGTAGCCATGGGCTGGCTCAGGATTTGCTGCTGGAACGCGGTGTTCACTGCAGTGGTCGAGCCCCAAGCCGCGCCGCCATCAGCGGCAGCGGTTGAAAGCGCCGTACCAGCAGCATCCAAAATGCCCACGTTCAGCACCATGGCGGCCGCGCCGCTATCCATGTCAGTGCCGTCAACCAGAAGCTGAACAGGGATGCAGCCCGCCGGAAGAATGCCGATCTGACCAATGCTGTTGAGCGCCAGGTCAGCCGTGGCCATGGCCAAAGTGAAGCGCATGGACGCCAGTTCGGCGCCAGCGGGAGTTACGGGGTTTGCGCGCCCCGTGGTGAAGTCGTTTGATCCAGTAAAAGGCATGGTGTTTGCTCCTTAAATATGAGGGTTAAACCGCACAGTTGGCCGCCGGTTACAGCGGACAACTTGGGCTTTAGCGGGCTGCGCAGGCGGTATCGAGCGCAAAAGCGCCGAAGTCCTGAGCGCCAGACTCGGTGACAAAATTCACCTTCTTCATGCCGAAGATGGAAGACGTGGTGATCACTACCTTGTCTCCGTTGTCGCGGGTTTCTTCGTTCCAATCGAAGCGCTGGGCGGTGCCCGGTGAGCCATAGGCCAACACGGCTGCTTGCGAACCCATGAACAGGCCGCGTGCCGCTTCCACGTTTTGGCCGGAGCCAGCGGTGTTGAAGCGGATCACATTGCGGTGGCTGTGCAAAATCGCGCCACGATACATGCCCAATCCGCCCTTGAACAAGGGGTTATTGCGCCCTTCGGCGGTAGCAGCTGCTTTTTGGATGTCAAGCCACTGGCCCGTTGCCATGTTGGAGCGCAAGTCGTCTTCTTGCCAGGTGTGCATGACACAGACATAAGTCTCGTTGCCGTCGATCTTGCATGGCTGCAACACCGGGATGCCGGTCGCGCCACCACCCTGCACCTGGGCGCGGGTTACGGCACGGTCGATCAGTTTCAGGCTGAACTTGTCAGCTGCATCGATGTTGTTGAAGGCGGTCGCGCCGTTTTGCTCAATGCCAGTAGCGCTCAACTCAGCACCGTACAGCACATGATTGGCATCAGGCGCCACCAGTGCGTTGTTGGCGCGGCCGGTGTAACCCAAAGGCAGCAAGAAATTCGGGTTGATGCCGCGTGCGCCCGACACGTAGATGAACAGCAGCTCATCCACCAGGCGAGCCCACCAGCCGGACTGCTGGCGCTTGGCCTTCTCGCGCAGGTTGTGCAGCGTGCGCTTGCGCGTCATGCGGCCGCCGGTGTTGACACCGCAACGTGCTTGGTCAATGTAGATGGTGTCGGTGTAGAAGCGCTGGGCCTCTTCCTTGCCTTCCAAATTGTCCTCGCCCTCAACCGGGGCCATCTTGAGCTCAGCCAACAGGTCATAAGCGATTTGCTCACCTGCATCAGACTCCAAGTCCGTCAGGATTTGAATAGGGACTTCGGCGGCTTCGCCCTTGCCCATAAAGCGCTGGGACCAGTAGCCCTTTTGCGATGTGTCATAGGCCATGAGGCCTGCAAAGCGCTTGACCGATTTGGGGTCATTTACCCCTACGATTGTTCTGGCGATGATAGTTCTCCTTGGTCCGCAGACCTAAGAGCACATCCTGCGCTCGGGTTAATAAATAGCCCATTGGCTGGTTGTTACTATGCCATCCTTGCCACGACACCGCGCAACGCCAGCGAATCTTTTTTGACCGACACCTCAGCCGGTGCTCGGACCTGCAAACGCGCCAGCTGGCCCGACTTCTGCAGCAACTCGATCGTGACCAGGTTGCCGCCAATCAAGACCCGATCACCGGGCTTGATGTCCAGGACCAGGCAGGCCATTTCAGCCATCAGACACCCGACATGTAGCGCTCACGCTGCGCCGGGGTCATCTTGGCAATCGCTGCCTCCTGCGCATCGCCGGTCAATCTGTCAACATCAGAGAACTCGTTGCCATCCACGTCACCCGGACCATTGCCGCCCGGCACTTGCGCCAACGTCTTGGGCGCGGCATCAATGGGCGACTTGCGCGAGGCTTTGACGTCGGCCACAACCGGCGCAGCCACCAAGCCAATACCATGCATCGCCTTGACGCGCTTGTGACCCTCACTCAGGAACCACTCGGCGGGCTTGTCCGCATTCTTGGCATCATTGGCCAGCGCGCGCACAAACAAATCCAGGTCTGCCTGTTTTTCTGGGTCTTTGCTGTAGTCAATGCCGCCCTCTTTGGCTGTAGTGGTCATGAAACGTTGCACGGTGTGATGCCACTGCTGCTCGGCGGTTTGAGCCGTCATTTCTTGCGACAACGATGCCTTCAACCGAATCGCATCAAGCTCACGCTCTGACTTGGACAAAAGTTCAGCCTCGACCCGGTATTTGTCAAAATCAAGCTCACCAGACTTGAAGCGCGCAACCAGCGCGGCCTCTTGGTCTTTCAGTGCCGTCTCGCGCGCGGCAAAGTCATCAGGCAACTTGGCTTGGTAGCTGGGCTGGAAGGCCTCATTGGTAGCTTGGTCTACTGGCACTTGCGGGGTTGGTTCTTTTGCAGCTTGGGCGGACTCAGGCGCAGCGGCAGTTTCAACCTTATCACCATCCTCGTCATCGTCATCCGGGCCGTCCTCGTCGCCATTGGCAATCGCGGCAATCGCAGCAATTTCCTCTGGGCTTTGCTGCTCAAGGATGGTGGCTCGCTCCTCTTCGGTCATGGTTGATAAGATGTGTTCGTCAAATTCTGGTGGCATATCACACTCCTGCGTGGTGGGTGGCGGGTTAAAAATTAGTTTGGGCGGCTGATCAGTCGCCGCTTTCGCCCTCAGTTGCTACGACGGCAACCTCAAGCATTCGCTGCTTTGCCAGCGCACGCACCTTGGCCATGCGCTTTTTGTCTTTTTCGATCTTCTCGGCCTCCAGCAAAGTATTCAGGTCGCTCTCTACGCGATAGTCATAACTGTTGCTGACTGCGATTGCTTTTGCCATGTTGGACTCCATCAAGATCAAAAAAAACCATAGCGTGCCATCCTTGCCACGTCATGGCATGGCCCCTGGCTCTTTTTTGGTATCGCCTTGCAGCAATTGCGCAATTTCACCCATGCGGGTTTCAAGCGCCGTGATCTGCTTGTCATTGCGCCCCTGAATCTCAGCCACCCGCAGTGTGGTATCGGCACCAATGCGCGCCACTTCGAGCTTGGTGTCGCTTTCTTTGTTGATCTGCAGCGTGCGATTGGCCAGCTCTGACTGGGCCTTGCGCAGCTCCTGAGACAAACGGTCGATCTGTTCTGCTGCCTGGCTTTGAATCTGGCGCACCTGCCCCTGCATGGCGGGATCAGCACTGCCTGCACCCTGCAACTCAGCCATGACCTTCTCGGCCTGGGCGTTGAGAAGCTTCACTTTTGCGCTTTGCTCTTCCAGTGCCAGCATGGCGGTCTTGCGCTGCATATCCAGCGCTTCGGCCTGCTGCTCCATTTGCTGTTGCGCCTGTTGCGCCTGCTCTGGCGTCATTTCCTTGTTCGGGTCTTGCTCACCAGTCAACTGCCTAATCTGGTCTGCAATCTCATCCTTGTTGGGCAGGTCCGAGAACTCCATGGCCATGCGCAACAGTCGCAAGGCCACCTCAGGCGCTAGCCGGGAAGCCATCTGGTTCAGCTGCTCAAACATCACCTGACGCATCGAGCCGTTGTAATCCTGCTCTGACACCACGAAATCTGCCGCCGTGGCTGTGATGTCGTTGAGGTATCGGGTTGTGCCATCCGGCTGAATCTCTGGTGTATTGACCTTGATCCACTCGATAGCGCCGCGAGAACCGGTCAGGCGAACCACCTTCTCTTCGGTGTAGAACTGCTCCGTCAGGCTCAGCTGCTTTTCTCCCTGAATCTGAATCGCCAGGCGCAGGTTATCAAAGGGCTCAGTCGTCACCACCGAGCCTTGCAGCTGACGGGCCTGAATCGCGGTACCGGAAGTGGCGTTGGTTTGCCGCCCAAGATTTTCATTGCTGATACCAGAGGCACGCTGAATCGTGCTCTGTGCCAGCGTCATCATGTTGATCTGACCCGCAGCCATCTCAGAATCGCGCCGAATCTCGATCTGCTTGCCGGACTTCTTGACAATCATGCCGTCCGGACGGTCCACCTCGTCGCGCAAGGTGTTCCAGTCATCGACGGCACCCTCGTCTGCAATGATCTGGTTCGTGTTCATCAGGAACAAGGCCTTGCTGGCGCGCTTATTCAAGTCCTGCTGAATGTCACGCACCCGGCGAATCACGCCGTAAGGCAGGCGGTCTTTGCCGCGCCGGTAGCACCAGATCGGGGTGAGGCTGTAGCGGTTGTGGCGGTAGATGCTGACGCCCATGGACACCATCGAGGCCTCAGTAAACACTGCAAAGTGCGTGCGCATCATCACCTTCTCAATCAGGGATGAGCCGTGGTTCGCCAGGGCATGCTTCATGGCCAGGTCTTGATCATGCACAAACTGCCCCTTCAGGGGGCCATCGGCCACGATCTTGACCGGTGTCGGCTTGCGGTACTGGCACTCGATCAGCTTCACGCGCGAGCGCTTGGCATCGAACATGGCGTAGCTGCCAGAGGCACGGCTTGAGCCACTGCGCGCGGCATCATCGCTACGGTCGTACAAGCCCGAGGCTTCGTCGTCATCACCGTGGCGCTCCATATTACCCACATCGTTGATAGCAGCCCTGATCTGGGTTGCACGGTCAGGGAACATCAGGCAGGCAATGTCCTCATCGACCCATCGCCAGCGGAACAGGTAGCGCGCGTCACTCAGGTCCATGTCGTAAGAGCTGGAGTCCCACAACACATTGCGCCAGTCTTCGTACTTGCTGAAAATCACGTCCTGCGTCGGGTCATCGCGCACGCCGTCATCCATCCAGCCCACACCCACCTTGACAGCATCAGCAAAGGCACGCGAACGAGTGAACGGCACGCGGTTGATGTCGCTTACATACTTCATCACCTTGGTCTTGGTGTCGGCCATCTGCACATCGTCTTCCGTGCGCGGGAACACCTTCCAGTCCACCCGGGCGCGGCGCTCTGTGCCAATCACCCAATCCACCATGGGCGCCACCTCGTTGTAAACCAGCGGCATCTGGCCCCTGTCCTTCAAAATGGCTGCGTCTTCTGGGTCCCACTGCAGGCTGTCGTAGTTGTCGCCATCGAGCGCCATTTCATACCGATTTGCGCTTTGCTTGTCGCGCTCAAGCAGCAGCCAGCCCATGATCTTGGAATGCTCCTTGCGGGCCTCTTCGCTGTCCAACTCAGCACCAGGTGCGGTCGATTTTCCGAAGCTGTCGCCCTGGTTCATCAGATCAGAATAGGTGTCGCCCGTGGCCTTGGTGCGAACCGGTGCGCCTTGCTCAAGCATAAGAAGGAACCTCATTCTCGACGCGAATGTCTTCGCCGCCGATCTGAGTGCCATTGGCCATCACCTTGAGCTCACCGTACTTTTTGCCGGTGGCCTCTCGCTCTGGCCGGGTCGGGATGCGAATCAAGTCCGGCAAGCCGTCTTCAATGATGGTGCCAATGCGCAAGATGTTGGGGCGACTGGGCTCAATGCCCAAGACCTCGCAGGCCTTGATGGCCTGCTTGGCAATGTAGATGTCGCTCTCGTACTTGTAAGCAGCCGACTCGCAGACAATGAACCAAGGCGCACCCTTACGGAACGTGGGAACCAGCACCAGTGCCCGCTCATCGTTCACCCAAGTGTAAATAGCGGTAATGTCGCCGTGCTGGCGTGACATGCACGCCTTCTCTGTATCGATCGTGGTTGACATGGCAAAGCCCAAGTTTTGATGCCCGGTACTTTGCCATCCTTGCCACGTCAAACCGCCATTGCTGAGCCGCGCCGCTTGAAGCCTCCTGGCGCAGGTGCGTTTGACATCATGTCCGCCACCAGCGCGATATACCGCCCGTTGTCCGCCCCATGGCTGAACTCATCATGCAAAGGCTTTCCGGGCTCCTGTGTGCGCACATCAATGAACCGTCGATACCGGCGCAAGCACACCACCAGCCGCTCACACTTCACCTCATCCACATAGAAGCGCCCCAACAACTGGCGCAGCGTGCGGATGCCGTCCTCAATACTCACATTGGGCACGATCTCAACATCAAACCCCATCGCCTCCATCAACTCGCGCGCGCTTTTGCCAGTCTTGAAGTCTTTGTGCTCGCCGTCATGCGGAAGCCACACCTTGCCCAGGTTGTACCGCTTGTTACGAATCTCTGTGGCGTACCAGTCCAGCGTCTTGTGATCATCCTCAATGTAGTCAATCACCCGAATCTCGGACGTGGTGCGCTGCACAAACGAGAGTGTCATCGAATCATTCCAGCCCAAATCAAACACCACATGCACCTTCATCATGGCGTCGTAAGGCACAGGAAGAATTCGCCTGTCCAACACCATCGCCTCCACCTCATGCGCATAAATCGCGCCGGTGATACTAGAGCGCGGCTTACCCTCCCAAATATTGTCGTAATCTGCCCGGTTCGTCATGAGGCAGTGCAGGCGCTCACTCTCCAACTCCCCAGGAAACCATGGGTTATCAGACCAATTTACCTTCTGCACAATGCTGCCAGGCGGCGGGCTGGCAATGAAGCGCACATAAGTGTTGTCCGTCTCCAACTCAGGGTTCAAGGTAATCCAAATTTCACTTCCGGGCTTGCGGATTGTCGGAATCAACACATCCCAAGAACGCTTGCTAACAGTTTGACCTTCCTCGATCCAGCAAACATCCACGCCTTCAAACGACTTGATCGAATCCACAGTGTGTTGGCTCAAGCCTACAAATGCAAACTCACTGCCATTGCTGCAGCGAATCGCAGTCTCCAGAATCTGGAAATGCTGGCACAACCCAAGCGCCACCACTTGGTCACTCAGCAGCTTATGAACAGATTCCTTAATGGACTTCTGCACCTCGCGCGCGCACAACACCCGCATCTTGTTTTGCACCGCAATCAAAAGCAGCGCCCGCGCCACCGACCAACTTTTCCCTGAACCACGCCCACCATGAAACACCTTGTAGCGCGCCTTGTCGAACAGTCCCCGCATCACATCAGGGAACCGGATATCAATCTTTACGGGTTGCATTGGTTGGCCTGTCAAACGTCACCATGATCGCCAGAGGCTGTTTGTTTTGCTGGGTGTTATCGATCTCGAAGTCACCATTCAATTTCGCCACCAACTCCAGAGCACGAATCCGCGCAGAATGCGAGGCAAACTCCGAGAAATCCTCAGCCTCCTCCTTAAGCCTGCGACGTACCCACTCTGAATCTGTCTCTGTTTTGGCAGCAGAAACCTGTGTTGCAGCTTGAACCCGGCTTGATATTTCAAGTTTTTTCAAGTTTTGCTCTGCAATCTGCCCTGCAGTCTTTGGCGAATACCCAGCCCGAATAGCTGCTTGCGTGCCATTGCGGTCAACCAGGTACTCGCGCACAAACGCGGCCTGCTTTGGGGTAAGTTCGCCAGGTTTAGCCATTACGACCTAATCTCTTTCACCCAAATTCCATGCACATGCAGCATGAGTTTTTTCTTGATGACCCATTCAGCAGTTGAAGCCCCCTTTGGGTCCTCAACCACCAGCCGCCCAGCCTTGTCGCGATACGTGAAGTCAGCCACATAGGCCACAGGGCGCAGCTTCGTACCATCTGGCGAAAACTGAGCCGGCACCAGATCAAATGGCACCTGGCGCTTCAAATCGGTGATCTCTTTGGCTTTTACCAAGATGTTCAACTCACACCAGCGCCGATATTCAGCCTTTGAATCAAACGTCAGACCTTCAGGCGTGGTCACCTTCTGATTTCCGTACTTCGACTTGGACTTCTTCTCGGTGCGCTCGGCATAGGCTGCAACTCGATCAAGACGAACCGGTGTCATCGGCCGCCCCAGAGCCTTGAATTCAACCTCAGTCATGCGCATGATCCACCCCATTGCGTACCGAGCCCATCAGCACCCGATCAAGTTCAAAATTCACCTCTTCTTGCGAGAGGCAGGTTTCGCCGTCGATGGGGGCTCTGATGCCAAACCCTCGACCTGGCCAATCGGCGCAAGAGGTAGCGTTTTTGCCTTGGCTAAACTGCGCAAATCTGCCTCGCTGTGACCCCAGGCCATCCATTCGGCAAGCGTTTCGCGCCTGCGCCGAATGCACTCCGATTGCGTGATTTGCATTGCTCCAAGCCGCTGTATCGCCCTGGCTCCGCACCAAAGGCATGATGGGCAATGCAATGGGTAGGCTGGGTACGCCCGGGCGTTGTTGCATGGTGTGCACATTCATACAGCCTCCATTTTGTTTTCCTGTTGGTTATCCATGGCTTCGCTCAAACCTTTGCCCAGATTCCACTCTGGAAACAAGTCGCGGTAGAACTCGGCGGCAGCACTTGCGTACTCAGGCTGAGGAGTTGTTTTGTCGGTTCCGTTTTTCATGGTCAAGAGGTGAGCAATCAGATCGTCTCGGGTTGGCATTGGTGTTTCACCCGTTCAGTCAACCGTGGACGCCAGTTGTCGGCCATCTGGTGACAAGCCTCCTTTTCACCAATCATCAAAACGAGGTAGTCGTGTGATCGCTCCAAAAGGAATAGCTTTTGGTTACCGGCCAACATGGTTTCAACCGGCTGAATGTGGAATCCGTTCGACTTGCGGCTCCACTCCAGAACAAACTTGCTCATAAATTGTTGCCCCTTGTTGTCCCGGCCGACTTCGACGGCGCAGGCCCGCACCAGCCGGAAAACTTAGTCTGGTCACCCTGGTAAAACAAGCTGATGACTCCGCATCGGCCGTTGCGGTTTTTGGCTATGCTGGCCTTGGCAAAGTTTGTCCAATCGCCTCCAAGGTCCGGTTTTGCCTGGATCGGACGATGCACAAACACCACCACGTCGGCATCCTGCTCAATGGCCCCGGAGTCGCGCAAGTCGCTCAATTGCGGGGTGGCCTCAATGCGCTCTTCAACCTTGCGATTCACCTGCGCCAGACACAACACCGTCATCTCAAGCTCTTTCGCCAGCGTCTTGAGCCCCCGGCTGATTTCCTCCAGTTGGTACGCGCGCTGCTGCTTGGCATCCAAGCCGGACATCAAACCGATGTAATCCACGATCAAAACGTTCAAGCTATGCAACCGCTTGATGGCGCGCGCCTTGCTGCGGACTTGATTGATGTTCAGTCCGCCCTGGTCGGTCACGTAAAAATTCAGCAGTCTGGACCGTTCCACACCTTCCACTACCCGGTCCCATTGCAGGCCACGGCTGGGACGCTTGACGTGCGACAGGCTTACATTGCCGACCATGGCCGTCATGCGGTCACGCACCTCGGTATGCGGCATTTCCATGGACAACAT